GTAGAAGACTCAGAAGCCAACCACGGCTGGAGAGAGATTCATCCCGTAAGCAGCGTGGTAGCTAACTAGCAGGCGATTCGTCCCACCATGATCCCCAAAGACCCCAAGCCTGAGAACAGGCCCCCAAAGAAGCACAAGCTGACCCCAGAAATGGAGGCAGCGCAGTGGAAGCCCGGACAATCTGGGAATCCAGGCGGCAGACCCAAGAAAAAGCCTGTTACGGATGCCTATGCTCGCTTGATGAGCAACCCAGCAGAAGCTGACAAGATGGCCAGAGCGTTACTGGACCAGGCTTTAGCGGGAAACGTGCAGGCGGCCAAGGAGCTGCGCGAAGGTATAGAGGGAAAAGCCATGCAGGCGATCCGCATGGACGGAGAGTTGGGCCTTACCAGCATGGAGGAACGTAAGCAGCGGATGGTTGAGTTGCTTAGAAAGGCTGCAAGCAGAATCGAAAGCTCGCCGATTGGGGATCAATCCCAGTGAGCGCAGTCGCCGAGATCCTCAAGGAATTCTCGCCTGACATGCTCCCAGTGCTTATTTCTCAGTTAGACGAGGAAGAGCAGGGCGAGTTTCTAAGGCTGATTGAGGAGGAGGACCACGAGTGCATAGTAGCGCGGTGCTCAGAGCGGGTGGTTGCTCACGACCGTGGCCCGATGTACTGGCTGCGTACCTTCACCAAAACCGAAAACTACCACTGGGAGAAGCAGGGACTTCCGCCAAAGGCACCGTTTCCACATAAGCCGTATCCCAAGGAGACGCTGGTCGCATATGGCATCCCTGAAGAAAAGCTGGACTGGGACTACCTTGACTGGCTGATGAGCTTCCTTCTTGAGTCCTACGAGTCCGGTAAGCCTCTGAATATTCCCAAGACGCGGGAGATGATAACGAGCTGGCTGGTGGTGGGTTACATAACCTGGTCATGCCAGTTTTTTCAGAACGTGCAGGCGGTCGGACAGTCGGAGAAGGATGACAAAGCTAAGGGCTTAATCAAGTACTCCAACATCCTGTACGAAAATCAGCCAGCATGGTTGAAAGCTAGATTCCCTCTGAGACGTGGAGAGGCTGGGACGCTGCACTCAATCGAGTGGGCGCATGGATCAAGTTTTACTGGAGTGCCTCAAGGGGAAAGACAGACTGCCAGCCACCACCCTACGATCTACTTCAACGACGAATCGGCTCATCAACCGGGATGGAAGGCTACCGTCGATATCGTAAAGCCGGTCGCCAAGCAGATTATCTCTGTGAGTTCGGCAGCGTTTTCAGACTTTGGAATTGCGTGTGATCCGCATGAAGGAGCAACAACCGATGGCAATCAATGACATGCAGCAAGACAGCGATGCTCAGGAATACGGTGGCGATCAAGGGGATGAGAACGACTCTGGCTACGAAGAGTGCGAACGGAGAATCAATGCGCTGGCCAGTTGGGCCCAATCTGTCGGAGCAAAGTTAGGTATTCCGTTCAGCGATGGTGGGCAGGACGACGATCCTCTAAAAGCGGCAATTGCTGGAACGAAAGGAGCGCTTGGAAGCTAGGTGGCGCTATCCAATTACGAGTACGTTAAGCGGTGGCGAAGTCTCAATAAGGACAAAGTGGCGGAGCAATCTAACGCCGCAGAGAGCAGCTATACGCCTATAAGAAAAAGTGGCGGCAGGCGAATTTGAAGGAACAGAGAAAAAAGGAGGCCGCTTACGCTAGGAAAAGGCGCAATGACGTAGAAGCCCAACGTGTTAGATGCCAACGGTTCAGATTAAAGCGCGTCGCCAAACAAGAAGAAGTGGCAGGCCGAAAACGGCCGTCCGAATGTGAACTATGCAGATGCAAAGCTAGGACTGTCTTCGACCACTGCCACTCCAGCGGTAAGTTCCGGGGATGGTTGTGCGATAGATGTAACAGGACTCTTGGAAGCGTCAAGGACGACGTTTCTATCCTATTGCTAATGGTCGAATATCTCACCCGTGGAGGAACACATGGCAAAGCTAAGCGCTAGCCAAAGAAACTCATTGCCATCACAGGATTTCGCTTTACCTGGAAGGAAGTATCCAATCGAAAACCCTAGTCACGCCAGAAATGCTCTGGCCCGAGTGTCTCAGCACGGTACGCCGGCGGAGAAGGCGGCTGTGCGGGCCAAGGTTCGCAAGAAGTTTCCAGGAATCGGCAAGCCCAAGAAGAACTCCACTCCATTCATCGGGGAGATGTAGCCATGCAGAAAAGCAAATCCGGTAATCACCCGACGCGCAATCTTGGCATCTACGCGCACGCTCCAAAAGGCCGCCATCGGGAGAAGAAAGTTCCGAAGCCTACCGATGGCAACTACAAGCCAAAGGGAGATTTACGTGAGAACCTACATTCCACGCAGAAATCAGTGGCTGGCGTGGACATGGGGCGCTCTGACGTAAAGAGCGAAAGCATCGGTCCGGACCTCGGCCCTCTCACTGGAACCCCCAAGGCCTACACGGTAAAGCCGCCTAAACGGCAGATGAAGAACAGCAAGCCCAGCGGCACCCCGTTCTTTGGAATCAATGCCTGAGATCACCAATGTTTTCCCCGGCATCCGTCGCTGGGAAAACTCACACGGTGCCATCGTAGTGGAAGTGCTCTACAAGGCAGACCCGCACAAAGCCCTCGGCCCAGAGGAATTTATCCCTGAGCAGAACATGATGATGAGCCCATGGCTTCTCTCTGAGTACAGGGGCATGCAGGACAAGGCTCTCTTCCGGCAAGAATACCTGATTGACTTTGAGGCTACTCAGGGCGCTCGCGTGTTCTACATGGAGGATGAAGCAACGCTCGTCCGGTCGAAGGATGTTGGACCTATTCCGCATGAATGGACGCGCTGGTATGGCCTTGATCCTCATCCGAGGGTTCCACACGCTCATCTCTGGTGCGCGGTTGATCCATACGGTGACCGATGGTATTACAGGGAGTTCTGGCCGTCAAAGATGTACGGCAAGCGAGGAGCGGTTCCTGAAGACGATACGCGGATGAAGATCAAGGAGCACGCCACCATCGTTCACTATCTTGAGTCAGCAGACAATCCGGAGAACTGTGGCAAGCAGGAGAGAGTCTACCGGCGCGTGATTGACTACGCTGCGCGAGCGTTTGGCCAAGGCACGGTCGATGATGAACCGCAGCTCAACTTTCAGGAGCGGTATGAAAAGGTGTCTCTGGAGATAGGCAGAGAACACGGCGACAACTGGCGCATGACGTTCGTGGATTGCGTTAAAGACCACGCTGCTGGCATTGAACTGGTCAATGACGGACTCAAGCCGCTATGGGCAGAAGGTCCGAAGGGCGAGATCAGAAGGTCACGGATTCACATCCTCGAAGACAAGTGCCCGGAACTTGTATTGCAGATCAAGACGAATCGCTATCCGCAGCTCAGTCCGGTGCAGGCGGCCGTACGCGATCCGTTATCTGAGCCGTTGCAGTTGCGTCGCCACATGACAGACAACCTGCGATACATCGAGATGGACAGGCCCAGATTCATTCCAAAGCTATCGATGAAAGATGATTTTGAGCCCATCCATGCGGGCGTGAACTACTGATGAGTACAGCCCCAACCATAACGAAGGGCGCGCCTACCCCTCTTGATCCAGGCAACGGACTGCCCAATGACCCACAGTCTCGCTTGGGGCACATCCGGGAGTTGTTTGATATTTCCTCGAAGTGGATGCAGGACAACTACTGGGATGAATTTGCTGAAGTCTTCCGGGCATCACGGTGCCGTACGGCTCCGATCATGGTTACGGACAAGAACGGCAACAAGACGGAGGACAAGAATCGCACTAACGTCTGCATGCCGGAATTGAACCTCATCATCAAGCGCAAGACAGCGCGCCTAACGGCCAATCCTCCTACTTTGAATTACTACGTTCCCGGTGACGATCCGGAGATGCTTGCCGAAAGACTGACAGCGCGGGCCTACTACGAATATGACCGCTCTGGAGAGGCGATTGAGTTCCGCCGCGGAGTCCAGCAGGCCAATACGTTCGGCTACAACTACTTCAAGACCTTCCATGACACGGTAGACGTAGTGCGCCAGATGCGCTATCGCACGGAAAAAATGCGCGACCGGGCGACGTTCATGCGTCTTCAGGGAGCCAACCAGGAAGAAATCCAGAATGCAGTGGAGTCTCAGGGGCAAGACCTCAGTGATGCCGAAGTAGCAAGTGCGCTTCAGCTACACGGAGATGAGCTACGGGGTTCAATGCCCATGACGATGTACGAGGGCCCCGTAACGAAGTGCCGCTTCATAGGCGATGTTCTGCTTGAACCAGGATGCCTGACGCTCAACGATTCAGCGTTTGTCCTTGAGGACTACAAAGAGACGGCCCTCTGGCTTACGAAGATGGCCGGGAAAAGTTACACCGACCCTGAGAGCGGGTTGCAGGTTCCAATATTCGACAAGGACGCCATTAATGACCTGATGGCGCAGGATACGGAACTGCGGCATGACAAACACGAGAATCTGAAGCGGATACTCAGGGATGCAGTACAGATGAACCATCCCTATCTGGCGAACCGTCTGCTTCCGCAGAAGCGCTTCCGCATCACAGAATTTCACGCTCCGGACAAGGACGGGCGGTTATGGATTGAATACATCGGCAATGATTCGGTGTATCTGGGCAAGCAGGTATATCCCTTTGACCTCTGGGGGAGATGGGTCTACACCGAGTTCGTTCCATGGCCAGACTTAATTGGAGCAATTGGGGACTCAAGCCCGCGACTGTTGAGATTCCTGCACGCCATGCACAACGCCGCAGTAGGACAGAGGAATGACCTAATCAGCAACCAACTGCGGCGGACGTACATTGCTGCCACAGAGGCCGACATTCCAGAGAAGATGCTGGAAAGGAAGTTTGGGAAGATTCTCGTTATACAGAGCGGGAATCCCGCTGGTTTCCGCCCATTAGATGAGCCAGATGTTCCGGCATCGGCATGGCAGACAGAAGCACAGATCGTATCTGAGATGATGCGCGCCGAGCCAGCCATTGGAGCAGTCGAGTCGGGCACAGAGGCCAATCCTCAGGCCGGAAAGACGGCTACCACGGCGATTCTGGCAGCGAAGTCCAGCGATGCGCTAACGCAGTTTGAACTTGATGGCCTGAACCTATGCCTGAAGGAACTTGGCGAGAAGAAGCTGGAGATTCATCGTCAGTTGGCAGACGGTCCCATACCTGTCCCCAATCGTCCGCAATATGTTAAGAGTGAAGCCCTTAGCCAGCGATACGGGAAGACATCCCTCATCGAAATTGATCCGTACGAAATCCAAGATCCAATGATTACGGTTGAGCCCGTAGCTGGTTCTACGCTGGCAGTGGACGACGAGTTGAGGGCGGGAAAGATTCAGAGCGTGTATCAGATGGCAGAGACAGACCCTACCATCTGGAACAAGTACGAGGTGGCAAAGCTGGTGCTGACCACGATCAAGGGAATTGGCAGCACAGACAAACTGTTGCGCGATCCATCAGAACAGGCTCCAGCAGGGCCGAAAGTCGGGGTCAACGTGTCTGTACCGTTCGACAAGTTACAGCCTGACACGCAGAACGAAATCTTGCAGATGCTTGGACTTCCTCCGAGCCAGGATGCAACAGCTAAAGGGCAGATAGATGCCGTTATCCATGCAGCAAAAGGCGCGAATGCAGCCTCGGAGCTGGCAAGCCCCGCAGAAGTTCCCGGCGATGTGCTGAGTAGAACAACTAAGGCTGTCCAGGACAGAATCAGTGGAACCGTTTGACCTGAAGGAGCAGGACGCTATCCTGCATGTTCTCAGAGACCCGCTATACGCTTCGGCATTCAAGAAGTTCTTCCGCAATCACGAGGTGTACTACACGGAGCGGGCACGAGTCGAACTGAACATCATTCCAGAAGATTTGCACGCCAAGGCCAAGCATGAGGCTCAGGCCAAGCAATACGCAGCCATGGCAAAAGCATGGGGCACGGCGTATGCAGAACTGGAGAAGGTGGCGGAGGCATGAGCGTTTTCAGGTCCCCTTACGCTGAAGGCACGATCTTCACTTGTCCCGTGTGCGCGAAGACTTTCCAGCGTAGCTCAAATGGTAGAGCAGATGCCTCGTAATCATCAGGTTGTCAGTTCGAGTCTGACCGGCGCCCTCCAATTTTATACCGCAGTTCCAAGAGTAGACCGGAATGCCCAAAGAACAATACCAAGTCTCGCGCCTCAAGAGCGGCGGCGACGTGCGCGACCTGCTTGCCGAGGTGAAGAGCTCAATCTACGTGTGCGGAGACGGGAAAATATTCTCTTCCATTGACGCCACCCTGCTCTACGTGGATCGGTTTGGCGGCACAGCGTTGGAGTACAGGCCGGATGGAAACGAGTTTAAGCCCACAGGATTCTCCGTATCTTGGCTGCGGTGCGAAAACTGTAATAAACGTTGGAGAAGCGATACTGCACCGAGTTTTGGGGAACAGGATTGTTGTTCTCCTGAATGCGCCAAGGAAGTTGAAGACTTTTATGCCGCTGGCGGGATCGGCATATTCGGACAGTCCGTCCGGGAAGTCAAGGAGCACATCCGGAAATGCAGTGAAGCAGGGCACGACCCATATGCGGAATGCGCTGGGCGGACAGCGTGAACTCCCTGCGACTGCTTAATCCAAAGTTTTCAGCCGGACCAACCGGCAGAGCATCGGGAACCAACCCCGGTGACAGGAGAGAGTAATGTTTGAAGAAACGGCGACCGTGGAACCAACCCAAGGTCAAGAATCATCCGAAAGCCCTGAGGCAGTTCTTCAGTTAGATGAAAGCAGCGCCGAACCTGAAGAGCAGCAGCAGGCCGAAGATTCCACTGCTTCCGAGCAGGAACAGTCATCCGACGAGAGCGCCTACCAACTGCCCGATGAGCAGTCCAAGGTGTTTCCGGACAACGTTCTGCTGGAATACGCAGAGAACCGATATCAAGAGCTTGCGAAAGCACTGAAGGACTCGAATCTTCCGGAACCAACCCGGAACCAGATTCGCCAGATTCTTCACGACAAGCTCAATACCGACATTCACATTGCGAAGCTGAACGAAAGCACAGAGGAGACGGAGGAATCCGAAGAGGAAGAATCCGAAGAGCAGCAGGAGGCTAAGCCCGACCAGGCCCAGACATGGGCTCAGGTGGAAGAACGGCTTAACCATGTGGTCGATGAGATCACCGACCCTGCTGTTGCTGTTCAGTTTGTCGAGAGGCTCGGGAAAGCAGATGCCATCAAGGACCCTAAGGAGCGGGCAATCGCTGTCACCAAAGCACTGACATTTGGCATGGCCAATGCAATGCGTGACCTTCTGCCAGCATTCCTTAACGGTCAGGATGGATATCTGAACCGGCATATCGGCGACTGGATGGAAAAGAACTTTGAAGGGTTTGGCGAGTCATACAAAAGTACCTCGTATGCAAATACGTGGAACAGCGTGCTCTCCGCTGACCCCAAGTTCAAGGACCTCCCGGCTTACGGAACCGAGGAATGGAAAGCAGCGGCTCAAGAGGCTGCTGGGATACTTCCCGGTTTCGAGAATGCCGTCTTCACTGATCCGCGTACCGGCAAGCCACTGTCCCCAATGCAGAACTTCCGCAAAAAGGCAGAGGCTATGGCCAACATACTGACCAACGCCAGAGGGAAGGTGGTGGCAGAGGTGGCCAAGGCTGTAGAGACCGGAAAACGGGTTGCCAAGGACAATGCTTCACGCAAAGCGAATGCCAATCTCGGCGCTGGCCACTCCAAAGGACAGCTCGCCACCCAGACGGGCATCGATCCGCTCAAGAACGCGTTGGCGTCATTGAAATCGGATTCTGATCCGTTTGCTTCGTTGAGGGGATAAAGAGTTAGTCCGGAAAGCCAACCACAATGGCAAATCCGCAGAGCTTTAATACGTTTGTCACGGAAGCATCGAACGTCCGTGATGTCGCGGAGGACATGCTGTATCTCGATGAGAACCGCACCGTCCTCTACACCCTTACCAATGCGGCCAAGCGCAAGAAGAACGCGACTGCCCCCCGCATTGAGTGGTTTGAAGAAAATGACCTTGGCATGATCGGTACCGTCTCGAACGGTACGACTGCCTATTCGTCCGTCGCTACCGGGATCTTCGTTACCGACGTGACCTTGTTCGGCGTAAATGATGTCGTGCAAGTGGCGCGTGCGGTCGGCACCAACTCGCAGCAGGGAGAGTTCTTGCTGGTGAGCGCCGTTTCCGGTACCACCAATGGAACGCTGACTGTATCCCGCGGCTTTGCAGGTTCAACCGCAGACACCGTTGGCGCAACCAACACGCTGAAGATTCTCGGTGTGGCCACTACAGAAAACGGCTCCATCGACAATCCCCGCGTTCCTGCAAGGGTCAACAAGACCTCCGGCTGCCAGATTTTTGAGTGGCCGATTCAGGTAACGAGAACCGGAGCTGCCACGAAAGTCTACACGGCACCGCAGGGCGACCGTGCTGACAAGCAGAGTCTCGGCATGCGCCGCCAGAAGTTGGAAATCGAGAATGCCGGACTGTTCGGTCGGTTCTCCGAGACGCTGTCTTCCCCTGGTTCGCGTTGGACATCGATGGGTGTGCGGTCCATCATCGCGACCAACGTGACCGATGCTGGTGGCACCCTCACCTACCAGACGTTCCTCCCGTTCAGCCGTACGGCTTTCCGGTATGGAGCCTCTGAAAAGCTGCTGATGGCTGGCCCGATTGTGAAGGAAGGGCTGGACTTCACCGCTGGCAACAAGATTCTGGCGCAGGCTGGAGCCAGCGTTCATGGCGTGCAGTTGAAGCGCTACCTGACGCCCAACGGCACCTGGAATCTTGCAACCAACTACAACATGGACGCCAACTCGGACTTGGGCGATGAGGCCATTGGAGTTGATCTGGCCTCAGTCGAGTACTGCCCGCTGGTCAACAACGGTCAGAACCTGGATACCAAGATTTTCCAGGACTACGACCCGACCAACCCCAAGCTGATTAAGGACCTGGTGTTCACGCAGGCAGGCTGGAGGATTCGCCATGAGGCGCGTCACGCCCGCCTGTACGACGTATCGTCTTACGCCTGAGTTCCTGAGATCAGCAGGAATGACGGCCTGAACATGGGGGCCGGAACCAACCCGGCTCCCAACTTCTGAAAGGAACAGTGAATATGGAAACAATGGAATTCAAGAAGAAATGCATCGACTGCGATGCTGATGTCCAGTTTGACGGCAGCGATCAGGAATATAACGGCTTTGGGCCGTGCAGGAAGCATCCCGGAAAGCATCGGGTAGAAGGCGTTATCTTCTATCACTCTGGCGCTTTGGACATTCAGGATCAGCGCGACCGGCGCAAATTTTCTCCTCAGATCACCCTGGTTCCGGGCCGCGAAAAGATTGATCCCGTCAGCGGTGCTCGTCTTGTTGCGGTGAAGCCCCTAATGGTGCAGTTCTTCGACGGAAAATACGAGACGGAAGACCCTGAAGTCCAGTTTTATCTCTACGCCAACCGGCAGTGCGCTACGGGACCAGAAGGCGAACGCATGTGGCGCGAGATTTATCTGAACGAGTCGCAGAGAAATGCAATCCTGGATGCCGAGAACAAGGAACTTGAAGCCAAGCACCGCAAACTCCGCGAAGAAGTGAGCATGCTTGAGCAGGTGAAAGCCAACACCAAGGCCGGAAAGGCCGCGAGCGTCTAGCGTGGCAATCTGCGGAGGCTGTGGGGCAGAAACTCGGCGAATCACCGTCACCATGACCTCTGGCGGTGGCAAGAAATTCCTTGCCGATGGAGAGCGCAAGGAAATCTGCCCATCGTGTGCGCCAGAGCAGTTCCAAGAGCCATTCAGCGGACCCGCTGACCGTCGTCTGTGGCACGAGCATGAGGCTGCTCCGCAGCTCTACCACCGTCGTCCAGATGGATTCCTTGAGTTAAACGACTCTCCCAAGGCCGACCTGATGGCCGCATGGGAGCAGGATCCGGATGAGGAAGTCAGAGCCAAGGCTGCAGCGAGAAAGCGGGCGCAGAGACGCACTCGCCCGCTTGAGTCATGGGAAATAGAGCAGGCGGATCGGGTCTGGCGGCCGATAGTTAAGCAGCAGGCAGATGACCTCCGCAAGCAGGCCGAAGGCGATGAACTCTACACCCAGAACCTTATCGAGAAACTGATTCGAGATGAGCGAGACAAAGCCAAGCCAGCCATCAATTAATCCATACGATCTGGAGCAGGCGCGCAAGAAAGTCAGGCACCTGCTTAGGTCCAATGAGGGCGTCATTGCCTTCAGAGAAGGACTTCTGCTGACACAGGAAGGGCGTGGGCTGGTCAAGCAGGAGTTTGGAATATCGGTAGTGCATCGGGATGAGCCGCGAAAGCCCATCGTGGCTATATGTATCCCCACCCACAAGAAGCCAGAGAACGAAACCGGAAGTGCGCTGGACAAGATGCTTCCGGTGGCACGAGAAGTATGCCATCCGACGATGCGTCCTCTGGTCGCTTCGTCAGTTGTCCACTGGGTCAGAAATCAGCTATTGGCAACGCTATACGCTTCCGATGTTCCCTTTGATTACGTCCTTTTCATGGACGACGACATGGTCCCTCCACCCGATGCGTTGAACGTCCTCTTGAGCAGAAAGGTAGACGTGATAGGCGCAGTTTGCACCGTGAGGCAAGACCCGCCACTTCCCAACGCCAGACACTTCAATGAAGAACGGAAGTACTTCCAGACCGCAGATATTGACAGGCCGGGAGTGTGGAAGGTGGGAGCCATCGGAACGGGGTTCATGCTCATCAGCAAAAAGGCGCTGGACGATATCGGAGAGTACACCCTGTCGCAAAGGTACTTCCGTGAACGTCTCGGCATGGCAAAGCAATTTGCCGACCAGCGGGAAATGTCAGAGAGGCAGAGAGCGTCCAAAGACCACAATAAGTTCTGGTTCGAGTTCCTTAAAGACCCGTCGTCTGGGGAGCTTGGTGAAGACATTTCATTCTGCTTAAAAGCAAGAGAGTGCGGCTACGAGATTTATGCCGATTCGACTATCCAAGTCGGCCACGTTGGCAATTATGCGTACAGTCTTGAGGACTACTGGTACTACCGTGGCGAGGCCGTGCAGAGAGGGCTCGTAGTTCCGGTGGCTAGCCAGCATGTCATTGCAGAGTACACGTCAGACACTCGTATCTCGTTGCTGGTCCCAACCCGCGGCCGTCCTGACAATATTGTGCGGCTGCTGAACTCCCTGCATGAAACGAGCCACGTTATGCCAGAGATTGTCTTCAGGATTGATGACGATGACGAAGCAAGCAAGTCTGCTCTGGATCAGTTACGGGCCTCTGGAGAGCCAGTGGAGTACGTGTGTGGGCCTCGAGGAACGATGACCACGTACTGGAATGAAGCCTCCACGATTGCGCGTGGGGATGTCATGATGTTCGCTGCCGACGATCTTGTATTTCGCACAAAAGGGTGGGATTCGCTAGTGCGCAAGACATTTGACGAGCACCCAGACAAGCTGATTTTCGCCCATGGGGACGATGGGTATTGGGGAGCTAAGTTCGGTACGCACGGCTTCCTGCATCGCAAGTGGGTTGACGCCATCGGATATGTTCTCCCTCCATACTTCTCGTCGGACTTCGGCGACACATGGATAAACGATGTCGCAAATGCTCTTGAGCGGCGGGTGGTTCTTCCCATCGTGACCGAACACATGCATTTCCTGTTCGGCAAAGCGCAAAAAGACCAGACATATTCTGAGAGACTGGCGCGTGGAGATAGGGACGGCGTTCAGGAGCTTTACTCCCGTATGGAGCCTAAACGCGCGGAAGACGTGGAAAAGTTGAGGGCCGCACTCTATACGGAGGCGGTTGTTGGCTAAGGTCATCGTCATAGACAGTCCGAGCTGGCACCTGTTCGCTCCGGGACAGTTTCTTCATCTTGGGATTCTGTATCTGGCCGGATCGTTGAGAGCTGCTGGCCATGATGTGGAGGTACTGGATTGCCATAAGGTCACAAGCTGGGACGCTGAGTTATCACAACTCACGCTTCATCCTGACCGGATGCCAGCATGTGACGTTCTTGGGGTTTCGGCCACGACTGCTAACGTCCACTGGGGCCGAGAAATGGCCATGGCGTGGCCAGCGAAGTACAAGGTTCTGGGAGGATCACACGCCACTAACATCCTTCGCGGGCCGCACGAGCGATTCAAGAAGCCCAGCTACTTCGAGGGCTTCGATTACATGATTATTGAAGAATGCGAAGAGTCCTTTGTCCAGTTCTGCAACGCCGTGGATAAGGGAATCGAGCCCCGATGTCAGCTTATCCCGCAGATTCCAGACCTGTGCTGGTTCGATTCATCTGGAGCATTGCACCGCAATCAGCATCTTGGTCTTCCGGAGGTCACCAAACTTCCCCGTCCAGCATTTGATCTGTGGAACAGGAACAGCGAGTTTTATGGTGGGGGATTGTCGGCCAACGGCTATGACCGCAAGCTGGACATGAACCGCGCACTCACCGCCTCTTTGTTTACAGCACGAGGCTGTCCATACGGATGCAAGTTCTGCGCCGATGCCAGAACCAAGGTGCGAGAGGAAACGCTAGAGCAAATCATTCAGGATGTGCGGACGCTCGCCGACATGGGAGTCAGGGCAATCCGTATTCAGGACGATGTGCTGACAATCAAGGACAAACGGTGCCGCCAGTTGGCCGACATATTCCATGACCACGGAATGACATGGCGTGGCAATACACGCGTCAACCTCGTTGATCCCGGTCTGTTTAAGTACATGGCCAGCAAGGGATGCGTAGAGCTTGGATTTGGCGTGGAGCATGCCGACCCGCGAATGCTGAAAATCATGGACAAGGGCACCACTCCGGAGAAGAACACGGCTGGCATAAGAATGTGTCAGGATGCCGGAATGGTGGCCAAGGCTTTTCTCTTGATTGGGTTTCCAGGAGAGACCGAAGAATCCATTGAGAACATGAAGAAATGGATTCTAGAGACACGGCCGAGTGCATGTGCATGGTCTCTCTTCCAGCCATTCCCTGGATCGGATGTGTGGAACCATCCTGAGCGGTACGGAGTAGAACTGCCCGACAATGCCTTTGACCGCTTCTGGCAGATGGGGCTTGAGGGCACTGACGATGAATTGGTCCTTGATCTTCCCGATTTCCCGAAGCACAAAGTCAGACAGGCGCGCCGCGAGATAGGCGAGCTCATCGACAGAGAGATTGGCCATCGCGACCGCCGGCGAATTGATGCGGGCGGACCATGGGGAAATGGCGTACACGCCGCGCCTGCCAGCGAACCAATGATGATCGCGTAACACCTACCCACCTTCCAACATTAATCAGCGGAGACAAGCATGAGAGTTCTTGTAACTGGAATCTCTGGATTCCTCGGCGGATACCTTGCCGAGAGGCTCATCAAAGAAGGTCATGAGGTTGCTGGCTATGCCCGGCAATCTAACCGACTAAACCATCCTGCGTTCCAGCGGCTTCTGGGGCGGGTGCGGATGTATTACGGCTCTCTGACCGACGTGCATTCGGTCAACTGGATGCTGCGTGACCTGCAACCGGAAGCGATTTTCCATCTGGGGGCGGTCTCTCCAGTCGCCTACTCGTTTGACCACGCGCAGGAGGTTACCGAGACGAACTATCTGGGCAGTGTGAATCTGTTTGAAGGAGCACTGCGTGAGTGTAACGGCCTCAAGAGAGTGGTATTCGCCAGCTCCATGGAGACCTACGGCCACAATCCCAAGCGAGAAGCATTTGTAGAGACTGATGCTCAGATGCCAGCGGCCCCATATGCCGTCGCTAAAGTGGCAGCTGAGAAGTACATTCAGTATCTCTATTACGCCCACCGCTTTCCGGGAGTAGCCATCCGGCAGACCAATGCGTATGGCCGAAAGGAAAATGACTACTTCGTAGTTGAGGCAATCATCACGCAGATGCTCAAGGGGAGCGTGTGCAATCTCGGCGATCCGCGCCCGGTTCGCAACTTCATTTTTGTCGATGACCTGCTCGATCTGTATATGAAGCTGCTGTATGCAGGACACGAAGTGGATGGAGAAGTCTTTAACACCGGACCAGACAACGGTCTGACCATCGAACAGTTGGCACAGAAAATATCCGGCCTCATTGGCTGGAAAGGGCAGATTAATTGGGGCACGCGCCCTGTTCGTCCGGGAGAGATTTTCTATCTAAATTCATCGCCTGCCAAGGCGTACCAGTTTCTCGGATGGGAACCGCAGGTAAGCCTATCTGAAGGGCTGTCCAGAACCATTGAGATCTGGGCGGAGAATCTCGGCGTAAAGTCGGTTGTCCAGTCCTTCTACCGGGGCGAATTGGTCTGATGGCCAAGACGCCTGCGCCGTTCAACGTAAGTTCTGCAGCATTTACCCCGTACACGGTGGCAACCGTCTGCCGCAAGATCATCGTGTGTGAGGTCAATCAGGCTGGCACGACTGATTATCTGGTGGCTTATCCGACACAGAGCGATGGGCCGCGCACACGTCCTGCGGGCAAGGAGTTCACGTTCGAGCCTGGCAGGCCAATGCAGCCTGGAGAAGTTCCTTTTTACCTCAAGACTGTTTCGGGGTCAGTGAATTTCGACGCTGACGAGCAATGAAATACATTCCCTCACCAACAATTCAGGCAGAACTGGTGCGGCACGGTCTGGAGAACCTGTGTGCTGGCGTTGATCTGGACGAGAAAGAACTGGATTCACTTGTGCAGGAATATGCCAGCCATCCATGTCATCGACATGAGACGGACCAAGAGCGGTTGGACCGGGCAGCCTATTTCATGATCTGGCGGGATTATGGCGTTCCATCTCCTGATTCTGGAGGAGCTTCTGCCACAGAGAGCGTAACGGCCAAGCGGATCACGGTCATGCATGAGGCGTTAAGGGAGATGGTGCGAGAGCACATGCCCAAGATAGCCGCCGCCTCTGCCGATACCTGTGCGTCTGCGCTGCGACAGGAGCAGTGCGTTGCTGAAATGCGGGAAGAAACCGTCTCTGGGATTTCCGGTATAGCGTCCGAAGTTGATGAGGGATGCGATTCGCTGGTATCTGCGATAGACCGACTCACGCTTGCGCAGACACTCTCCGAAGCGAACTGGCAGAAACGATGGAAGGCATTAGTAAAGACTACCATCTGGTACGGAACTTTAGGTCTGGTGGCGCTCTTTGGCCTTCTGTTTATCCTGTGTTGTGTCACACTCAAAGCGCACGCCCAGATTGACGTAATCAAGTTTCAGGCGAATGACGGGAGTGCCGTAGGAACAGTCGCGGCACCGTTCACGTTCAAGGCTGGAAGCAATTGCTCATTTGCTAAATCGGGAAGCACTTTCACGGTCAATTGTACGGGCGGTGCAGCAGCCGCTGGCGGTTCGTCTGGGCAGGTGCAGTGGAACAACGCTGGAGCTCTCGCGGGCATTTCTACGCTCACCACGACGGGAACTATCAACACGGCACTGTCTGGCGCGGATTGGCTGTTTGCTGACCCAACGGCGCCTACCAAGAAGGCTCAGTTTGACCTGAGCAACATCACGGCGGCGAACACGCGGACGATCAACGTTCCGGACGCCAATTCAACACTGGCGCAGGCGAGTACCTGCACCAATCAAGTATTCACGTCGATGTCTGGGCAGGGGGTATTTGCCTGCTCGACCATCACCAGCGCATTCACCTCCGGAACCTTCTCCCCCTCGGCCCACAATCTGCTGTCTAGCTCGCACGGCGATACGACGGCGGGCACGGTAGCCAGAGGAGACCTAATCACCGGCCAAGGGGCATCTGCCACATGGTCGCGGCTGGCTAAGGGGACCGCTGGCCAGTGTCTCCAGATGGACGGTACGGCGACCGACATCATCTGGGGAGCGTGCGGTGCGGGCGGGGGAAGCGGGACGGTCACCAGCTTCAGCGCTGGCAACCTCTCGCCGATTTTTACGACCTCGGTGGCCACCGCCACCACCACTCCTACTCTGTCCTTTTCACTATCGAACGCGGCGGCGCACACCTTCTTTGGAAACAACACAGGTGTCAGTGCGGCCCCGGCGTTCTCGTCCATCGGCAATGGTGACCTGCCCGGATCGGGCGCGGTCACCGTCAACACGTCGTCTCCCCTGGGCGGCGGCGGCTCGGTCTCGCTGGGAAACAGCCTCACGCTGACCTGCTCGACGTGCCTCACGAGCGTCACGGCGCATAATCTTCTGTCGGCCACGCACGGCGACACCACGGCGCACACGGTCGTGCGCGGGGACATCATCGCTGGCATCGGCGCGTCGCCGAGCTGGACGGCGGTGGCCAAGGGCGGGACGAACACCTACCCCAAGTGGAACAGCTCTGGGGATGTGGTGGCAAGCACCAACCCCGCAAGCGGGACCGGCGCCTGTGCGACGCACAACTTCGAGACCACTGACAACGCGGACGCGGCTCCCACCTGCGCGCAACCGGCGTTCAGCGACATCTCCGGCACGGCCACAACTGGACAGCTTCCAGCGGCCACGGTCTACAACAATCAGGCGAACACCTACTCAGGCGGCGGCCTGCAAGACCTGCACGCGATGAAGATGATCCCGCCGACCTCGACGGTCGCGGGACTGCCCACGGCGTCCACCAATACCAACGAGGTTTACGAGGTCACAGATGGCCTGTCGTCCAGCGACTGCACCAGCGGCGCTGGCACGACGCAGGTCTGGTGCGTTTCCAACGGCACCTCGTGGGTGACGCTCGGTGACGGCGGCGGGGCTGGTGGAGGAGTTTCCAGCGTCTCCGGGACCGCTAACCAGATAACTTCCACCGGAGGAGCGAATCCAGTAATCGCTCTAGCTAACCCGCTCACCTTCCCTGGCAAGGCGACCCTCGCGGCCTCGACGACCGGAGCGGCCAGTCTGAACGTCCCGTCCGGCACGGTCCCAACAAGTCCGACCGCCGGGGACGTGGCGCGAGACAGCGGCGGCTTTCACCTGTATGACGACACCACCGGAACAGTAAATCTCCTGATCTCCGGCCCGTCAACGAACGCTATCGGTACCTGCCCGTCGAGTCAATGGGCCATCAGCGCGAATGCCAACCTGCCAGAGGTTTGCGCGAACGGCGGATCGTGGTCCGGGATGTGGTATTTCGTCGGCAGTTCGACGCTGGGAGCAAATGCTTCGACCATCAGCGTCACAGCATCTCCGGCCTACAAGCACTATCTTGTTCGTCTCATCATCATCGGGTACAGCGGCTCAGGTGTAGCGCGCGCGGAGTTCGGAAATACCTCAACGGTCGATACAGGAGCCACCTATTCCTTTGGCGGATTCAATATCGCCTCTGGAACTTCGACCGCGCCTACGGTCAGCGGAATCGGCTCAGGATCTACGGCGCAGGAAGGCGTTCCGGTAAGTGGCAGCACGACGACCGCTGGCCGATTCGTCCAGCTCCAGATTTCCAACTCTGGGACCAACATCAAGTATTTCACCATTGAGACCTCTGGCGTAGGAACTTCAGCGGCGGTCACTCCCAACCTGGCACAAATAGCAGGCCTGTGGAATAACACTACCAACGGAGTGGGGGTTATCCAGTTCAAGGCCTGCACTGCCACCACCGGAACTTGCACCACTACAAACCTGCTGACCGGTACAAGTCTGACAGTCTGGGGGCGCAATGACAATTAAGCGCCCGTTGGCTGTTTTGCTGTTCTGCTCTCCGGCCTTCGCCCAGGTCGCGCCCACCATTGTGGCGACCAGCTCGACGACCTATAACGCCGGCGCGTCCAGCAAGTCTTCGGCATCGTTTACCTGGAATATTAACGACACTTTTGTCGCTGCCTGCGGCTCGCAAGCCCCGGACACGATCACCGTGCCCACAACGACCGGGTCAGGGCTGTCGTTCACCTCCCAGCTGTTCAACACGGCGGTGAACACCAGCGGCACCAGGCTCTCGACTGCAGTCGCTACGGGGGCGAGCTCAGGCACAATCTCTGCCACCAACTCGTCCAGCGCGACCAATGACTGGGGCTGTACGTTCTGGCAGGTGCGCGGAAGCACCGGGATAGGTGCTGCCCCGGCTGAAAGTCATACCGCCTCGTTGACGGTGTCCATGACTCCGGTCGGGACGCACAGCACTGTGCTCTGGGCCGTGTTTGACTTCAACGCCGGAGCGGTTCAGACCATCACGCCGACTCCGACAGACACGGTCCAGGCCGCCCAGATTGCCGGGACCTACACCGTCTACGTGGCCGACCAGGTCGATTCAACGACCGCAACTTCTTGGGGAATCAGCGGGACGGGAACGGGGCCTTTCTCAATCGTCGCCATCGAGCTTAAGTCCGTCGTGACAGCCACCGCCACCATTCAGGGAAACCCGACCGTGAGTGGCCAGATGGTACTGAAGTAAAGAACTTCACCAATGACAAAATCTCAGATCATAAAGCTGGTTCAGGCGAGAACCGAAAACTCTTTGGTAGGCGTGGTGGACTTCGATGACCTGCTCAATGATGTAATCCAAGAACTCTGCGCCGAGTTCAGGTTCTGGTGGCTTAAGAAGCGGTTATCTTTCTCTACCGCAGCAGGCACAGCGACATACGATCTGTCTTCTATTGTCACTTCTCCGGCGGGAGCGGGGCCTTATGTGGATGAGATTACCGGAGTAGTGCTGATAGATTCATCTGGCAATCCATGCAAGCTGGTTGCGATATTCGATGACTTGTCGATTGCATCGGCAGTGACAGATGCCACCACGGGCCAGCCCGGTTCCTACACCATAGAAACTAACGATCTGTCTCTGTTTCAGACACTGCGGCTGATGAAGATTCCCAATGGCATCTATACAGTTCATGTGTTCTTCTGGGCAATGCCTAACCCAGACGCAGATGCAGACTCAAGCGATGAGATTACGGTAATTCCTGCAACCAAGCACCACATTCTTAAGACTGGACTAGAGAAAGAAATTCTCCGCATTAAGTACGGTGAGCAGGACCCCAAGTACGTTACTGCTCTCAATGAATACAACAAGAAGGTCGAAGCGGCCAAGGTAAGGCCTTCCTTTTCAGCCGAGCGTGAACTGTTCTTTGAAAATATGGACGGAGAGGCTATCCGGTCCACCCGATAGATACGATGCCGCTATCAGTCTTGGAGCTGTTCAATTTCGGAGGCGTTGACTCGCGTAGCAACCCCCTGAATATGCCTCCAGGCAGAAGCCTGCGCACGAGGAATTGGGTTCCCAAGAACGGCGAAATGATGCAGTTGCGTTACGGATTCTCCACTGTGAGTTTGAGTGGAAGCGCGTCTATCGGTGCATACCATTCCCTGATTCCGTACACCTTCTACGACGACTCTGGGACTGAGACTCCCTACCTGGTGCTTGGACAGGGAGAAGAACTTCGGGTGCTGAATATAGCGACTGGCTCCGTAAGCAAGCCCCCAGTGCGCGGGGCTGCTATTTCTTCTCCAGATGGATTTCAGTCGTATCTTGCCAACGGGAAGATACACATCGGCAACGGTACAGACCAGAAATGGTTTGACGCAAACACGTTCAGGGACAATGGTATCCGAGCACTTACGGCAGCAGAAATAGCGAATGTGGTGCTTGGTTTTGGGGTGGTGGAACTGTCGGCCGCCCAAAATGCGTCAATAACTCTCACGCCAGCAGCGGGAGGCACGTTCTCGGCAACAACCGGAACGGGTCTGCTGTTCTATGTCAGCGAATTTGATACGCTGACAAACGAGCTCGGCCCAGCGACGATTTCCGCTGGGAGTGGCCGAATCACACTCTCTGCCAATCAGAAAGTTACAGTTGGGTCCCTGCCTGACCTTAGTGCCGTCTCAGGCATGGCATTGGTGAAACTCGTCTCAAGGACACAGGACTCGCTGGCATCGGCCTATTTCTGCACCAACACGTCTACCGCGATTACGTCATGCTCGCGCAGTGGCACCACGCTTACTGTCATATCGGCAGCGCATGGACTGAGCAGTGGGGATATAGTATCCCTCTCTGGCACAATCAATTTCGATTCCATCTATAAGGTCACGGTGAGCGATGCAAACACCTTTACCGTGACGCTCTTTCAAGCAGTTGGACAGAACGCTACTGGTAGTAATACGACAGGCGGCACGTGTAAGCGCATCGTATCGGCAGCAGCGGCCACCGCTAGTGTAGACGTAACCTCTCCAGCGCAGGACATGACCATCGTGGCAAATGATGCAAACCGGGGACTGGCCGCATCGGACAGTTCGTTTACTGATCCCGGATACGCATTCTACGCAAGCATCTACAATCCCGATGGCGGCGGCCATGTGGGCAATCGAATACAGATTGGGACCGGACGATTCGTGTTTACTGCTTCGGGAGACGCTGCAATCAGACGACTTAACATGAGGATAACCGGACTTCCAGATTTGTCCGGTGTAGATTCTGAGTGGGTGTTGATGATTGGCCGCACAGGAGATGCCGCCCAGATTCCATATCCAGCCACAGATACTGCCGGCAATTTCTTCGCTACTGTGAGTGGCCAGACTGCGATCACCCTCACCACTCAAGGATCACTGTTTGGGACTGGCGAAATGCCAACCAGAAATGGAGTCATACCGTCCGCTCTGGATATGTTCGCAGTGGTTGGCGACAGGATCTTTGGCGGCCAGACAGGAAGGCCCACGACCTACATGTCGGCCAGTGCTGCCGATGCGACGGCGGGGGACTTCGTAGGACGGCCGGAGCAGTCATGGGCTCCCGATGACATTGATACGTTTCCTACCGCCGAAGGCTTGCGTGGCATGTTTACCGAGGACCGCGGCGCATTTTATGCCACCAAGAATGATGGCGCGATTCTGGCCGATTTGGGCACGGGGTTCGCATGGCTAGGGCCATGGTACGGGGCGGGAATGGCCGGCAAGCGGTCTTGGTGCCAGACGCCATACGGACCATACTGGGTTACAGGGAACAAACAACTTGCGACCTTTGATGGTGGCTACCCGGTGGCCGTCTCTGATGAGTATCAGGCGGCATTGTTATCAAGAATCGGGGATGCTCATCTCAGCGAGGTTGAATGCGCGTACATCGTTGATGTCGATAAGGGCATTGACCAGCTTCTCATCAACTGCCGCGACTCAACCGGAAGTCCATTTCAGGTTATCCATGACTTCAAACTGAGAGATGCCAGAAGCCAATCCGGACAGGGCTATGAAAGCGTGTACTCCGCTCCGCTGTCGTCGCAGTTCACGATTGCTGCCGTCAGAGACGCTGCCGGAGCACTCAGGCTATGGGCTGGTGCGCAGAGCGGAAGCATCTACCAGTTGCACGACGGAGAGACGGATGGCGGAGCAGTCTACAGTGCGGATGCCATCTTCCTTATCAATGCAGGCCCCAATCGGCCTAGCGTCCCAGAGTTCCGTCTATATGGGGATCAAGGAATTGCTGTCTCCATTTCACGCAGACTCGATGCCTCTGTTGACCCTGCTGCCAGCGTTGCATTTGTGCCTCTCCAGCAGGCGGCTGTAAGCGGGGAAGATGGAAATTCGTACTACGGATATCGTCTGGCAACGACTGAACTGAACAAAACATACATCCGCCTGCAACTTGATTCGCATGCCGCCGATGGGACGTTCGACCTTAACGATCCTCCGCATGTTCCCCTTGAGACATACGGGAAAATCTATCTTGCGCAGGGACTGGTGGGGACGCAGCGCGGAATATGAAGTGGCCTGCCGACCCTCAGACGGGCGACTATCTGAATAAGGCCGATGCTCAATCGTGGGCGCGGCAGAATGGCACAACGAAGAGACCTGATGCTCCGCGCAATCTCCAAGCACAATCTGGGGCAAGAAAAATTCTTGTCACATGGGATGCCCCGGAAGTAGCAGATGGGGTCATAGGCTACAAGATATACGTCGATAGCGAGAGCAGCTTGCTCGATACGCTTTATGACGCGAATGTAAGGCAGTACAACGTGCCAGCATCGTCTGGCTCAACCCCGCCAAAAAAGAATGTGTTCATCTCGGCATTCAGCAAGAGGTTCGAGTCAGTGAAGGTTCAGGTGCAGGGCTCCGCTACGGCTGAAGCCGCAGCTCCGTCCGATCCTTCTCCTCCTGCTGGTTCAGCAGCGTCTGGGCAGACAGGAGGAAGCTTTGCAGTTGATGGTGGCTCTGGGCCTGCAAAGGGTGGCGATCAACCAGGAATATGAAGCGATTGTCAGTTGTTCCAATTGATTTCGTTCGCTGTGCGGAAGGAAGCAAGCCTGCCGATCAGAATCTGTTTGACATGGTCATCGCTTACTGCAAGGAGAACTTGCGAGAACAACCTAAGCTTACCGATCTGGCAAAGACGTGGGCGGTGGTGGAGTTTGATGGTGACTCCATCGTGGCAGTTCATGGCGTGGCAGCCTATGGCGGAAACGTCCCGGACATTCCTGTCTTTCGCGTGACCGGCGAGAATGCAAAGCGCGCAACTCAGATGCTTTATGACCGGATGAACGGTTTCTTTGCCGACAACGGTATGCGTGGGAAGCAGGTGTTTCTCTACATCAGCGACAAGGAAAAGCCAGAGCAGCGATGCCCAGCATGGGAGGAATCGATTAAGGATGTTGGGGCTATTCCGGCTGAGAGATTCGCGGTGGCCGTGCGGTAAGAAGCTCGGCTTCCCGAGCAGAAACCAATCGCTCACGTTCCACGTATTCAAAAGGTTCGGCGGTAACGGTAAATCCAGAATGCTTCAGAACTATGACTGGGGTGACGGCGTAAGGAGATTTAATTTCACGCCAATCACCATGGCCGATTTTGCGAAAAAACCTATTGTCCTCAGTCCATCGCTCTGTAACTGTGACGAAGCCCATGCCTAAGGAGTCTACCACTATGAAGATTGCCACTCGCATTGAATTTCAAATGACGGACTCTGGGCTGATAGAGCTCTCACGCGAAGAGTTTGAATACTCTGGCCCTGTAGCTCTCTGTGGCGGAGGCCCTGACCCAATCCAGAAGCAACAAGAGGCTGCACAGGCCAAACTGACAAATGAGGAGGCCGATGCCGCTCAACGTGCGGAGCAATTTAAGGAGGACCAGCAGGCGAAGGTCAATCCCTTCTACGGGAACCTGATGGAAAATGGACCGGATTACACGAATGATGCTCTCGACTACGAGAGCGGCGTCAACGCTCGGGCGTACGCACCAGCAAAGGCTGCATTGATGCGAAGTCTTGGGACTGAAACCGGTCTACCGTCTGGCTACCGTGACCAGGCCATCAGCGACTTCGATGAGCAGCGTGCCCAAGGGTATGACAATGGCATCATGGGCATTCTGGCCGACAAGCAGGCTGCAAAAGAACGGGGAGCAGCCGGCCTGTTAGGGCAGGCGCAACTCGCCGATCCGGCAGCTCTCTACGGCGGGGCGACTCAGGGAACACAGACAATATTCAATGCTCCGCGCCGTCCGGGATTCGCCGGCACCCTCGGTGCGCTGATTGGGGCAGGTGCGCAAGTGGGGAGCGCATATATCAACAAGCCATCCTGAGAAGAGCGAAGGAAATAAGAAAATGGCCCTTTCGATCAAAGTAGATACTGGCGAAGTTCCCTCAATTCTGAAGATCCTTGGCATCGGCGGCATGCCTGCGCAGGCCAACGATACTGGCGGTGTATCTGGGAATCCTCCCGCAGCAGGTAGTCCTGCACCGCAATCCTCACCGTCTGCCACAGCACCCTCTTCTGCGGATTCATCGTCGACTCCAAAACCTCCGACAAAACTGCTGCGCCTGCAGCAGACACTCGGGGCCGTCGCAGGTGGCGATTATCCGGCTCCTGACTTGAGCACTGCGGCGCCCCCTCCGTCCGTGCCCCCTCCAGGCTTAGCCTCGAGTATGGCCGCTGACGCGAGCACGCCGAGAAAGGCTACATTCGCAGAACGCCACCCTGGATTCATCAAGCTACTGACCGGAGCCACACAGTTTGCTCAGGATGCGGGGCCGGGCATCGGAGCCCGAACATTTGGAGAGGGATTCCAGACAGCAGCCGAACAGCCGGCTCTGCGGCAGCAACGAGCTCTGGCCATACAGCAAGGACAAGCTCAATTGGCGCACACCAAGGCCCAGACCCAGCAGCTACAGACGCAGGTTACATTGCCCAACGGCCCCACGGTTCCCTTGGTCCTGGCGCAGAAGCTCTATCCGACACTGTTAACAGAGCAAGGCAAGAACTCCCGCAATGAAGCGACCATCAACAGCCGGGAATCAATTGCGGCCGATAAGAATGCGCTGAACCTGCGCAGGCAGGGACTGAAGCCGAATCCCGATGATCCCAACGGTGCACCTGTACCGCTTACCTATGAGGAACTGTCGCCGTCAGAACAGGCGCACTACGATCTGCTGCAATCTCAACAGGACGCGGCTCAGGCAAGGGCTGATTTGGATAAAGCGAAGAACGATCCAACTTCGGCAGCGTACAAAGCTGCTTACGGTCGGCTGCAGGTGGCTCAGCAAAACGCGAATACGGCGGTCAAGCGTCTCGGACTGGATCAGGAAAAGTTCAAGGCTGACTATTTCGGAACGGACAAGGACGGGAATCCATTGCCGGGAACTCCGACCGATGAGAACGGCAATCCCATCGGGCCAAAGGTAGCGAATGCCGGCAAGCCATCAGCGGACCGGATAAGAAGGGGCGATCTGGCGGCAAATGCCATTCACAATCTAAACAATATCGCAGAGATCGTGAACCGCAGGCCAGAATTGTTTGGAACGCCGGGAGGCCTCTTAACTTCGGTGCAGGACATGATCGGTTCTGACGATGCCGATATTCGTTCACTAGGCGTGGAGATTCACAACTATGCTCTCGCAAGTAACGGAGCCCATGGAGTACGGTCACAGCAAGCCATCCAGAAAACGGAGGATGAGCTTCTGCGCAACTTCCGTGCTGGCCAGCATGGAATTATCGGAGGAATAGCAGCGGCCAAGGGCAGCCTCCAAGACTTCGTGAATGACCAGCAGCTCGGCAATCGCGCGCGCCCCGGAGCAACAACTACGCAACCCCAGAAACCGGCCGCGGCCAAGGGCAAGCTAACGCCACAGCAGCAGCGCGATCAGAAGCTCGGAGTGGTGTACATCAGTGGACAACGTCCTCAGGAATGATCCCTGTCACTTTGTGCCAGGGTCATTGGTGGAAGGGTAGTCCCTATAGAGGTCTACGCATTCCGGAGAGCCTTCGCCATCCACTCGTGCAGAGCTATGCGGATCAACAACCCAGTCCCATGTCCTGCATATCTGCCCCGTCTGCTTGTCGAAAGCTAAGTCCGTCTGCCTGTTAACCAATACGAATCTGTCGGCTGGAACGGTAATGGCTCGCGTCTGTTGTGGATTTGGAGCAGTAGCAGCAGGAGTTGAACTGGAGCACGACGTAGCCACAATGGGCAATACAAGAATGCAGACCGCGATGTTACGCAAGAGGATTCCTATGCCGCCCGGTTCTTCGCTGCGGTGAAGGTAGCAGCACGCAAGAACTGGCGCACAGCCCAGAGAGCTACTCCGGGAACAAACGGAAGACATCCGACCATCAGACGCTCGCCATAGTAAGGAGAAGACAAGTCAAAAAAAACCGCGAAAGGCAACGCGTACCAAAAGAAGCTCTGTCCCCACGTAAACGGAGCACACACCAGCGGAACAATCAAGTAAGAACCGATGGCGTACCAAGGAAGTGAGCGGATGGCCTTGCTGAACTCTTCTTTGCCGTTCAAACGCTGTCGCCTTTCAGGAAACGGGTGAAATTATATGTCAACTACCCCCATGATTCCAATGTTTTCACCGGAAGGCAATCTGGCCAAGGTCCCGGGCGAAAACTATGCGAATGCTCTGCAGCAGGGTTTCACCCCGGCAACAGTGATGACTTCCCCAGAGGGGAAGGATGCCTACGTTCCCCACGAAAAACTCTCGGATGCCCTGAAGGCGGGATTCAAAGTAGGGCCAGCCAGCCAACAGGCAATAGGGGAGGCGCCGGCTAAAGGCTACAGCAGCAACGCTCCTGGCTCATCCTTCGCATTGGGAGTTGCGTCAGGACTGGGCATTCCCGAGAGTGAACAGCCAGTCAGCGATCTGGCGGCAAGCATCCTCGAACCCCAGAACGCAGTTGCATCCTCATCGGCTCCGAAACCAATTCCAGAGTTGCAGCCAGGAGATCAAGAAGCGTACGACAAGGCGCTCGCTAAGCGTAGCTTGTTGCAGAGGATGTTTGGCTCAAACGGCGACCTTGATCCAGCAATAGCGAAGAGGGTGCAGGCCCACGATGCGGCCATGCTTGAGGATGCATACAGAAATTATGCTCCCGGTATTCCTGTGGTTTCTCCTGCCATTGCCGCCGCTGGCAACGAGGCAGACAAATCGGTCGATGCCTTCAGGGGAGGTCGTCCATATGAAGGAATCGTGCGCGCCGCCGGGGCAGCCGTTCCTCTGGTGGGACCGGCAGCAGTAGAAGCCGGAAATGAGATTGGCCAAGGGGCCGAAGACAAAAATGTTGACGAGATGGCGCACGGCGCTGGAAACGCCACGGGGATCATCGGCGGACTCCTGCTCGGAACAAAGAAAGGGCAGGCGCTTGCAGACGCAGCCTTAGAGAAAACGGTCAGGCCAGCGGCCCGTGTCCTACAAGGAGCCGCTCCCCGCGCTCTTTCCGGTGCTCTTGGTGGCGGCGCGAAAGCCATGGCAAAGCGTCCCATCCCGCAACAGACAGCCGCTGGCGTGGCGTCCAATGCAGAAGTGGATGCATATGCAAAAGCCCATGGGATTGATCTTCTGCCAGGACAGGCTACTGGAGCGAAGGGCCTCCAGACTTTGCAGGCGATAGGCGAGCGCGCAGTTGTCGCGCCGGGTGTCCTACCCGACGTCCTGGATCAGCAGAAAGCCAACTTCGGTGGCTTGGTGGATGATTTCAGGGGACGGGTAGCAAAGGGAGCCATCAACGACACCGAGTCGGCAGGAACTAGCCTGCAGAGCCAGGCACGAAATGCTTTGGAGAAGCTCAAGTCGTCAGCACAGGGGGATTACGCAGCATTTCAGCAGGCCACCGGCGACATCCCTGTTGACCTGTCGGAAGTGAAGGAAAAATACGGCCAGCAGCTTGCTGACCAAGCCGAAGCGCTCAAGAACGTCCCGTCAAAATACTCCGCTCCGATCCGCAACGTTCTGAACAAGCTTTCGTCAATCGAGGCGGGAGGAGAAATAGATCCAAAGCTTCGCGAAGCATTCGACCAGGCGGTGAAGGATTACAACCTGGGGCCTGAAGCGCAGGCCAGCTTACGGGAAAGTTTGGGGATTCCAGATTCCAATACCGCGCAGGTGCGCATGAGCACGGCGCAGCAACTCCGCTCCGCCTATTTGGATATCGCGCGTGACTACTCAGGCAACGTTCCTAAATCTGTGCAGAGAATCGCATCTCAGGCTGCCAAGGACATTGATGCAGCCATGGGAAAGGCTGCGGATAGCGTAGGAGCTACCGACCAATGGCGCCAAGCCAACGCCAAATGGAAGCAACTGCAGGAGACATTCAACAATCCAGACCATCCGCTCTATAAAATCTTGCAGGCGAGCGATCCATCGCAGGTTCCCGGTAAAGTACTCGGCAAGGGAACCTCTGGAGGAAGCCCACAAACCATCCGCCAGTTGAAGCAGGCCGGGATTGATCTGGCACCGCTCAAGCACGAGGTGGTGCAGCAGATTGCCGACAAGAACTTTGCACTCACCAATGGCGGTCGTGGACTGGCTGGATATACGACGCCTTTCCTGCAGGAGCTGTTCACGCCGGCAGAACTGGATGAACTCACAAAGATGGGGAGGGTGGGCCGCGCCATTCGGTTCGAGATGAATCCATCCGGAACGTCCAATGTGCAGCAAGGAGAAAGACAAATTCACGGCATTATTGCCAGGTCATCGGCTGCCGTAGTCGGCCCCGCGGCATCGAGGTTAACCACAAGCTCCGGCCTCGCGCGGGCGGCGCGAGGAGGAGTTCTGCCTGGAGAGGCCAGCGCATCGAGGCCTTTTCTCGGCTTAACCGGGTTAAGGGGTTCAGTAGGTGGCTCAGGGCCATCGCCTTCAGGCGGAAATGCCCCTTCTGGCCCTTCCGGAGGAGGTCCTGCTACTAGAGGCCCATCGTTTCTCAGGAGTGCCCCTGAGAGGCGGCAAAACGTTGATTTAAGGGCTGCTGTGGATGCCATGACTCCGGAGGAACGGGAAGCCGCTATCTTTACCAACGACAAGACTGGTCTTCCAAATGGCAGGGCCTTCCAAATGGCCCAATCTCAACTTGAGACAAGTCATCCGCATGTAGGATTTGCGGATGTGGATGACTTCAAGAGCTTCAACACGAAGCTGGGCCACACAAGCGTCAATTCCACGGTGTTCCCGGCCATTGGAGACGCAATTAAGCAGGCGATTGACGCAGAAAACGGGGCTGTCCATGCCTTCCACGTTCACGGCGATGAGTTCCAGTTTCTTGGATCAGATCCAGATGCAATCGGCCGCGTTGTTGACCGCGTAAATTCGCAGCTAAAGAATGCTGAATTTAGGGTTCAAAATCCGGATGGCAGTGTTATAACTGTGAAAGGAGCAGGGCTGTCCTATGGCACAGGAAAGACGCTCGCAGAAGCAAATGCCGCCGAGAAGCTCAGTAAGCAAACGCGCAAAGAAGCCGGCCTCCGCGTCGGGGAGCGCGACCAGGCACAAAATACAGCTCCCGGCAGCGCTCAAGTCGCTCCCTCCGGGCAGCAAAATACTGTCGGTGACAATGCCCAACGGCAAGGTGTACAACCACCCGTCACTGAAGCCAGTGACCGACCGCGTTCAATAGCGGACATCCTCGGCAATCGGTCCCAAGAAAAGATCGACCTCAACGCTCCTAAGAGCAAGCGCAGGGAGCTTTGAATCCAGATCACATT